TTTTATAGGTATTGGACTTATGGTATTTGATTTCGGTAGAATGGCTATACGAGCCCTTGTAGGCGTAGACGAGGCAGCAGAAAAGTTAGCAGAAAGATTTGAAGAAATAGCAGACTCAACAGATACAGCAAATGATTCACTTGAAAAAATGCTTGATTTAAGAAAGAAAGATTTAATTGGATTAACTGTGCAAGCAGGTCAAGCTGCAAAAGCAATTCAATCAATTGGTGTGGGACAAGCAATACAAGACGTAAACTTTTTACTATCACAAGATTTAACAAAAGCTAGAGCTAAAATTTATACTGGATTAGGTTTCAAAGGAGATTTTAAATTAGATGAAAAAGGTGATCTTGGTAGAGCAATAAAAGGACAGATAGATCAATTTGAGAATTTAGCTGATCTAACAGCAAATACAGAAGCTGCAGATACTTTTAGTGAGTATGCACAAGCAATAAGAGACGTTGCTTTAGGAAATAGAACCGCAGACGATTCATTTAAAGCTTTAGCAAACCGAGCCAGTGAGTTAAGTGCTGATATTGTAGAATTAAATCAAAGTGCACAAGCTTATTCAAGAACTACTAAAAAAGTAACAGAAGTTGTTGCTGGATTTTTAGGAAAGTTTGCACCAGCTACTTCGTCTACAAAAGCAATTGTTGCTTTTAAAGACAATATAATTTCAATAACGGCAAATATAGAAGAACTTAATGAAGTAATTAAGAAAGCAGAAGATGAAAGATTAGCAGGAACTAAAGGTATGCAATTTGGTGCTAAAGACTTTTTTAATACTTCCGCATTCATACCAGGTGCAGACGAACAAGCAAGTATTGATAAAAGAACGGCATTTCAACAAGAATTAAAAGAAAATCAATTTTTACTAGGTATTTTACAAAAACACTCAACTGCTGAAGCAGCTATTCTTGTAAGTATCGAAAAACAAAAAGCACTAAAAGCGGGAATAATACAAGATGGTAGTATAGCAGCTGCTCAAGCTAACCAATCCATAGCAAAAGAACAAAAACTATTACAAATAAAAAAATTAAAAAATGATGTAACACATCAAGAAGAAATTATAAATGCAAAAGGTGAAGAGGTAGATGAGGCAAGAAGGCAAAATGCAAAAGATGCAAGAGATGTAGCAAAAGCAAAACTAACTGTTCTTGAAGCAGAACTCGGCATGATGGATAGACTACTATTCATGGATAAAGCAAGAGCAGATTTAGAACTAAAAAGAAAAACTGGTGGATTTGCTTCTGGATTTGGATTATTCGGTAATATTACTTCAGATCAAATTGGACAAACTATGACAACAATGGGTATGACAGAAGAAGAAGCCATAGCACACCTACAAAACTTTAATATGGAAATGAAACTTGCAAATATGGAACTAGATATAATGGAGAATCTTGGAAAATCTGTTGGAAATGCTCTCACTGATGGTTTAGCTAACGCTTTTATAGAAGTAGCAAAAGGAACAACAACATTTGCAGATGCGTTCAGACAAATGACAATTAAAGTGCTTGCAGATATTGCTGCAATGACTATGAAAATGGCAATCTTCAAAATGATTGCAGGATTTTTTACACCAGCAAGTACTTTTGATCCTTCAGTATTCAACACTTCATTCACTATGCCTGACCTTTCACCAACAGCAGGAATTGGAGGAATGAATGCTCAAGGGTTCAATTTTAGTGGCCTTGGTGGTAGAAGTGGTGGAATTATGTCATCACCAGGATATCGTTCATATGCAAGAGGTGGTATAGCAATGGGGCCAGACTCAGGATATGCTGCAACACTCCATGGAACAGAAGCAGTCGTACCACTTGGAAACGATAGGAGTATTCCAGTAGAATTAAAAGGTGCAAGTGGCGGAGTAAATAATATTACTGTGAATGTAAATGGTGGAACAGAAGGTGGCGGACAAAGCCCAGAACAAGGAAAAGCACTTGGACAAATGATACAGGCGGCAACAATGGAAATAATACAAAGAGAGAAGAGACCTGGAGGAGTTTTAAATAGATAATGGCAACAGCGATATTTCAAAATGGTGGATCAAATATAAGCGGATTTTCTGCAGGAGTTTCTGTAGATAAAGGATTTTCTAGATCAAATACACCTACAGTTCATACTGTAACTTTTGGTGATGGTTTTGAACAAAGAATTGCAGATGGAATAAATAATTTACCACAAGTTATGGCAGTTACTTTTAATACTCGACCAAAAGCAGAGATTGATGCTCTTGTAGACTTCTTTGAAGATTTAAATGGTGTTACAAAGTTTCAAATGACAATCGATAAGGATTCAGCAGGTAGTGATAGTAATACAACAGAAACAATAAAAGTTGTTTGTAAAACATGGAGTCAAACATGGGACTATGATAATTTTTATAGTCTTTCAGCAACTTTTGAGAGAGTATATGAGGCATAATGGCAGAAAAAATAGCAATCAAAGAATTACAAGGTTTAGAACAAGTTTCTCCACTTGTTACTCTTTTTGAACTAGAGTATAATGATGCAGGAGCAAAATTATTTTATACAAGAGGTGGAGAATCTAATCTTCAATTTCGAGATTATGATAATCCCGGAACTGTAAGAACATATGAAGTCTTACCAATAACAGTAGAAGGAATAGATCAAACTTCAACAGGACCAACAGGAAGACCTATACTTAGAATTGCAAATGTATTAAATACTTTTGAAACTGCAATAGGAACAAATTTTGATAATTTAATAGGCAAAAAGGTATATAGAAGAAGAACATTAAAAAAATACTTGCATGGAGAATCTGGAGATAGTAATCCACCAATTGAATTTCCTAGACAAGTCTATATAATTGATAGAATAGAAACTAGAAATGCAATGGAAATAAGTTTTGAACTTTCGTCTCCATTTGATGTAGAAGGACTAGTATTGCCATATAGAGTAGTAGGACATAATGCTTGTAGTTGGATTTATCAAGGAGCAAGTCCAACAAAAACTACACAAAATCAAGTAGGTGGGTGTACTTGGCATACTCAGGGAAAATATAATCTAAATGGAACAACTTTTACTGTTTATGTAAATATAGATGATGAATATGTAATATCTTCTGGAACATCATTTTCTTCTTTTAGTAGTAGTGCAAATGCAGATGCTTATATAACTACAACTACAGCATACTCAAATGGAGCAGCTGGTGGAGTTTATAGATTAAAAGCAGATAATTCTTTTGATACATCTACAAGCGGTAACTTAACAAACTACTGGCAGGCGGTATCAACTACTAGTGTAACTCCTGCAGATAATAATGTGAACTGGAGCAGAGTAAGAGTTTTTTCAGCATATAGCAATTCAAATACATACTATGCTTACAGTGATGATAGATATAATGATTATGTAACTCATAATAATATATTGTGGAAAGCAAAAAGAACACAGGCTTCTGGCGGAAGCCAAGTAGCTCCTAGTACTACAGCTACAGATTATTGGGAAAGAGGAGATGTATGCGGAAAAAGATTAAATTCTTGTAAATGCAGATTTGGATTCAATCCTATAACTCCAGATTCAACAAGTAGTACTGGAAAAGCAACAAAAGATACAGAACTAGCTTTACCTTTTGGAGGATTTCCAGGTGCAAGAAAGTTTAAGTAACCTCTTACCTGAGATATATTCTCATGTGGCAAAAGAGGCACCAAGGGAAGGTTGCGGGCTCGTAATAGATGGACCAAAATTTATTCCTTTGGAGAATATAAGTAAAGAGAAAGATCACTTTACAATCGACCCAAAAGAATTCGTCAAGTATTCGATGATTTCTAAAATATTATATGTAGTCCATAGTCACTACATGCAAGATTGTAAACCAAGTGAGCATGATAAGAACAACTGTAAAGCGATAGGTATACCATATTTAATAGTATCCTATCCAGAGAAAAAAGAGTATATTTATGACCCAAGTTAAATTATTAGGAGAATTAGGAGATAAGTTTGGAAGCGAATGGACTTCTAATAGTAAATCTATGCGTGATATTTTTAAATTAATTGACTGTCAAGTTGATGGATTTAAAGAGTATTTACAAGATTGTCACGAAAAGAATATTGGATTTACTATACAGAACGGTGAAGATTTTATTGATTATGATGATTTACTTCTTTGCGATGTAAAAGACACAGTTATTATTTCTGCAGTTCCCGCAGGTTCTGGCAAAGGACTTGGAAAGATACTTGGAGCAATAGCAGTATTTGCTGCTATATTTCTGTTTCCTGGTACTTTTATGACAGGTGTTACAGAAGGAGCAAAAATGGGAGAAGCTTTTGGTCAATTCATGGCAGGAGATGCTGCCTTAAAAGGCACAGGTTATTTTCTTACTTCAATAGGAGCAAACTTAGCAATTGCAGGTTTAACAGAAATGATGGCTCCAGACGCAGGAGACATGACAAGTGACCCTTCATTTTTATTTAATGGAGCAGATAACACAATAGAACAAGGACAACCCGTTCCTTTACTTTACGGAGAAATGAGAATAGGCGGACTACCAATTAGTCAACAATTTTCAGTAGGAAGAATAAAAAATACACAAGGCTACCAGTTTTTATCAGGAGATACAGATTATGTTGCAACTAGATATGCAGGAAGTACTTCTGGGGGAACAACAGGAGGAGGTGTAGGTGGAGCCACAGGAGCAGCTGGTGATATAGACAGCAGACCAAGTACACAAATAGAATAATTATGGCAAAGTATACAAGTGAACCTTTTGGAGTTAAATTTAGAACTGATTTAAGTAGACCAGATAAAGATCAATTTGCAACAACTTATGATATATTAAGTGAAGGACCTATTGAAGGTCTTTCTAATGGATTGGCATCTATTTTTATTAATGATGTTCCTCTAATACAAACACAAGCCGAAAATATACTAAAACCTAGAAGATTTAAAGCAAATGTAACTGGTGGAAGTGGCACAATTACTCATGCACAATTTGGTGAAATTGATGGATTATCTTTTCAAAATGTAACTGGACTAGGCTTAGGTGTTAGAAAAGTAGCAATAGAAAAAGGAGGAGCAAAAGGTACAGGTATAGCTTCTGCAACTGTAAATGAGAAAAAAGTTACAACTTCTTCTGCTTACTTTAATACTACTATGCTTCAACATTGTAGACAAAGAACTGTGCCTATATATTTAAGAATAGCAGGAGCAGGAGCAAATGGAACAGAATTAAGAACAAGAGTAACAGCATTTACTAGCACAACAGAAGTTACAATTGCAGATGTGATTGCTACCACAGTTTCGAATGTTGATATTTTCTTTGATCATCTTTGTACTCTTTCATCGATTAGTGGAAATGATGCTACTGTGGGTGGAGTGCCTGTTACATCAGTTACAAATGCAAACATTCAAGTTTCTAGCCCATACTTAGAAGGATTAAATTTATCTAAATTATTTAATTTTAAAGATGTAGACATAGGATTTAGAGTAGGTAATAAATTACAGCCTCTTCTTTCACCACGAGATAGTGAAGGAACTTCTACATTATTTGCTCCAAATTTACAATTAGAACAATCAGACTTAAGATCTGCAATAGGAACAACAGGAAATTTATCAAGCTCAACTTATAATGACGATGAACTAGACGAAGTAAATGAAGTGGAAGGTACAGCAGCAGATACAGTTCTTACTGCAGCAGCGATGGGTGTTACGGCTCCATCTGAAGTAGATGACATACATCTTACTTTTCAACTACCACAGTGTCATGCACTAAAATCTTCATCTGGGGCAAAAGGACCTTCCTACGTAGAATTACAAATATTTTTTGAATATAGTACAGATGGTGGAATTAGTTTTACATCAGAACTTGCTTATGGGGCAAGTAATAATGATATTTTAACTCGTACAAATCCTGATAGACCTAACAAAAAGGTAAACTTTACAACAGGTAAACAAAGCAGTAAGATACCAAATAATGGTTATATCAAACCAGCAAAAGCACAGTATACAAGTTTTATTGAAGAATTTAAAATAGATACAAGAGAGTTTCAACCTTTTGATACATATAGAATAAGAGTAAGAAGAATTACTGCTTTGAATTTTAAAGATCAGTCTTTTCAACATACTAATCCATGTACTTTACAAACAGTTGATAATATAGTAAAAGATAAACTATCTTATCCATATACTTCTTATGCTTCTCTATCTTTTAATGCAAAAGACTTTGATAGTAAAGTACCTACAAGAAGTTACTTACTTAAAGGTAGAAAAGTTAAAGTTCCAACAAACTACTTTACACGAGATGAAACTGGGAGTGCAGCTACATATAAAAGAAATGTAAGTTCAGGAGCAAGTGAAAGTACTTATCAAGCATGGGATGGTAATTTTAGAGGAGATGATACAGTATTTAATGAATCATCAGTAAATTATGATGAAGTATATACAGATAATCCTGTTTGGATATTTTATGATATACTTACAAATAAACATTATGGACTAGGTCAATTTATTGATCCAGAACTAATAGATAAATATGAATTATTTAGATTAGCAAGATTCTGTGATGAAGAAGTACCTAACGGAGAGGGTGGTACAGAACCAAGATTTACTTGTAATGTATACTTAACAAAAGCACAAGAAGCAACAACGGTATTAAAACAACTAGCTTCTGTATTTAGAGGAATGGCAATATGGGCAGATGGACAACTTACTGCTATTTCTGATAGACCGAAAAAACCTGTTTATACTTTTACAAAAGCAAATGTAAAAGATGGTATATTCTCATATGAGAGTACAGGCGAAAAAGTAAAAGTAAATCAAGTAAAAGTTACTTGGTCTGATCCTGCTGATAGTTATAGACAAGCTGCCGAATATGTAGAAGATACTGAAGCACTCATCGGAGATACAAATAGTCCTAGACTAATAAGAAGTGATTTACTTGCATTTGGTACTACATCAAGAGGACAAGCACACCGATTAGGTAAATGGAAATTATTAAGTGAACAAACAGAAAAAGAAACTGTAAGTTTTGTTTCAGGTGCAAATGTAATAGGATTAAAACCTGGTGATATAATTGCAGTTCAAGATGCAGATAGAGATAGATCAAGTTTTTCTGGTCGTGTTTCTAATACAGGCACGAAAACAACAACAACAATTCCACTAGATAGGAATGTTGTAATTCCTGCGTATAGCTCATCATTTCCACCACAATTATTACTTATCTATCCAAAAGGTGGTGCATATTTAAATCAAGACAGCGCAACAATTAGTAGTGTTGCATATTCAAAAGGAGACTTAATACCTGCTATATCTTCTTCTACTGCAGCCGCAAACTTAGTTGATGATTCCAATAATCATGTAGATGTCTATTGGTCAGAAAATGCAAGAATAGAATCAAAAACTATATCAAGTCCTGGAACAAGTGGAGGAACAGTTAATAGTTTAACAGTATCAAGTGCATTTAGTGCAGTACCAGATGCAGAAGTAATGTGGAGTCTACGAATATTTAATGCCGATGCAACAGAAGCAACAGGTACAGTAAAAGAATATAAAATAGTAAATATAAAAGAAGAAGATGCAGAATATCAAGTAGTAGCTGCAGAGTATGATATTAATAAATTTGATAAGATAGAGAGAGGATATTCAATTGATCCAAGACCAAATACTACTTTTCCTAATCCAGAAGATGAAGTACCTGCACCCGATAATATAATAGTAAAAATAATTCCTACAGAGTTTGTTGATGAAGGGGGAACTAATGGTAACTTCTTTATGACACATGATGCAAATATAACTTTTGATTTTCCAAAAAACAGTGATGGATCAAGATATGGATTTGTAAGTGGATTTGAAGTAACTCATAATTTTAAAGGCAAATTTGTAACTGAAAGATTAGATACACAGACACAAGGATTAACAATTGAAAATGTTAGTGGTGGAACATATGAAATATCAGTACGAACAATATCAAGTATAGAAACTTTTTCTCTTGAGAATAAGAGAACATACACATTTAATGAATTACATTTTACAAATCCTTCACCAAAAGGTAAAGAATTATCACTTAAAAAAGGTGGTTTAATTACAGCACCTTTAAGTTTCTC